ATCCAAGCAGTCTGGTGAGATTTTTAACTCTGGCAGATTGCATGCAGAACGAGCCGAAACCAGATGAGGCGAAAGCCGAAAACGTTGACTGTGACTGGACATCAGACTTTAATGATGTTCTATTCTATAGCGTGAGACTTTCATGAAGCTCCGTAAGGGGATCCCGTGCTCGATATCGCAGAAGTTTTGGAGAAAATCAAAGATCTGCCTGACGCGGAACGTCTGGCGGTTCTCAAGGATCTCGAAGCACTCCAAGAGAAGAAGGCAGTAGCGGGAGCCAAGGAGAACTTCCTTGAGTTTGTGAAGCTCATGTGGCCCAGCTTTATAGCTGGGAAGCACCACGCGAAGATGGCTGATGCCTTCGAGCGGGTGGCACGGGGCGAGCTCAAGCGATTAATCATTAACATGCCGCCGCGTCACACCAAGTCAGAGTTCGCCTCTTATCTGTTCCCGGCATGGTATCTTGGGCAATACCCGCAGAAGAAAATTATTCAGACGGCACACACTGCCGAACTGGCTGTGGGCTTTGGTCGTAAGGTTCGTAACCTGATTCAAGGTGAAGACTACGACAAGGTTTTTACCGGCATCTCTCTTTCATCGGACTCGAAGGCCGCTGGTCGCTGGAACACCAACAAGGGCGGTGATTACTTCGCTATCGGTATCGGTGGTGCCGTGACCGGTAAGGGTGCTGATGTTCTCATCATCGATGACCCTCACTCAGAACAGGAAGCCCAGATGGGCGAGTTTAATCCTGAAGTCTATGACAAGGTCTATGAGTGGTATACATCCGGCCCTCGTCAGCGTTTGCAGCCCGGCGGTGCAATCATCATCGTTATGACCCGTTGGTCAAAGCGCGACCTGACAGGACAGATCCTAAAGAAAAGCGCGGAACGTGCCGGATCGGATGAGTGGGAAGTAATCGAGTTCCCGGCGATCATGCCATCTGGCAATCCGCTTTGGCCTGAGTTCTGGAGCATTGAAGAACTCACCGCGATTAAATCAGAAATTCCCGTGAGCAAGTGGAATGCCCAGTATATGCAAGACCCCACATCTGAGGAGGGGGCACTCATTAAGCGGGAGTGGTGGAACGAGTGGCCGCATGACCAGCCGCCTGCTGTTGAGGGGATTATCCAGTCGTGGGACACCGCGTTCTTGAAGACGCAGAGGAGCGACTACAGTGCCTGCACAACATGGGGGATATTTCACCAAGAGAACGAAGAGGGAGTGTCTGTTCCTAATCTCATTCTTCTTGATGCATTCAAGGACAAGATGGAGTTTCCGGAGCTCAAGAGGGTCGCGCACCAAAAATACTGGGACTACGAGCCAGACCAACTTGTTGTGGAAAAGAAAGCATCTGGTGCCCCGCTTATTGCTGAACTCCGAATGATGGGCATACCAGTTACTGAGTTCACGCCGGTTAGAGGCAATGATAAGATTGCCCGTGCAAATGCCGTGACAGATCTATTCGCAAGCGGTATTATCTGGGCACCACCAACTCGGTGGGCGGAAGAGGTTATCGAGGAATGTGCTTCGTTTCCTGCAGGCGAGCATGATGACTATGTTGACTCGGTGACGCAGGCACTCATTCGTTTCCGGCAGGGCGGATGGCTCCGCACAACGATGGATCAGTGGGATGATGAGCCATCTTACAGACGGCCAGTCGAATATTACTGAAGGGGATTACTATGGCTAACGGTGAATATAATTACAATCTCAGCGACTTTATTGTTGTTATGAGAAACGTAATTTCAAAAGAAGAATGCGATAAAATTATAAATCTGTATCAAGGTCATTCCGCTTGGGACTGGGCCGGAACTGTTTCTGGTGTTGATCTTAACCACAGAAAAGTAAAGCAAATTTATCTTTCTGATACTTCTGTTCTTGGGTCTTCTAATGAAGCAAGAATGATGGATCAAAATATCTTCAATGTAATGTCGAGGGTTAAAGATTTATATTTGAAGACTTTGCATAAAGACCGTGGAGTCCTCCATGTCCCTGACATTCAGCGTGATGAAGGGTATCAACTTCTTCATTATTCTCAGGGTTATTACTTCAAGGAACATGTTGATAATTTTACTGGCAACTCAAGAGTTCTGACCTGCACATTAAATTTGAATTCTGGATATGAGGGCGGTCTGTTTAGGTTCTTGAGTGGAGAGTTCGATGTCTCCTTGGGGGCCGGAGATGCAGTCATGTTCCCATCAAACTTTATGTTCCCGCATGAGGTGACTGAAATTACAAGCGGCGAGAGATACTCGATTGTTACATGGTTCCACTGACCACTGTTGCCGCGAAGGGGTGAAATAGGGTATTACTTGTTAAGCCCAAGAAGGACATAGGCTATGGCAATTGAAAAAGTGATGGGGCCGCTAGATCTGCCCGAAGATGATGATGAGATGGAAGTTGAAGATATTGAGATCGATATCATCAACCCTGACGCTGTCGCGATCCAAGAGGATGAGGACGGCGGTGTCATCATTGATTTCAGCGGTGAAATCGCAGACGAAATACTTGGCCCAGATCACAATGCCAACCTCGCAGAATTTATCGATGATAATATTCTGGATGAGATGGCTGCTGAGTTGGTTAGCGATTTTAACAATGATCGCACTTCTCGCGAAGACTGGGCCCGCGCCTATGTAAAGGGCTTAGACCTTCTGGGCATGAAGGTTGAAGAGCGCTCCATCCCTTGGGAGGGTGCAGCCGGTGTATTCCACCCAGTTCTCACTGAGTCTGTTGTTCGCTTTCAGGCACAGGCTATGGGCGAGCTTTGCCCTGCCGGTGGCCCCGCTCGCACCAAGATCATGGGCAAGGAAACACCAGAACTTCAGGATCAGGCGCAGCGCGTTGAGACCGAACTGAATTACCAGATCACCGAAGAGATGACCGAATACCGCGATGAGATGGAGCAGCTATTGTTCCGCACGGCACTCGCTGGTTCTGGCTTCAAGAAGGTTTACTATGACCCGATTTACGAACGTCCATGCGCGATGTTTGTTCCTGCTGAGGACATGGTTGTTGGATACGGCGCGACAGACCTGCGCCGCTGTGATCGTTACACCCATGTGATGAAGAAGACTGCAAACGAGATCATTGAGTTGCAGATCTCCGGCTTCTATCGCGATGTTGAGCTTCCTGCCCCGTCCCCTGAAATCACTGACATTCAGGAAAAATACAATGAGATGATGGGCGAAGAGGAAGTGTTGGACGATGATGATCGTCACACAATCCTTGAGATGCATGTCACTATGAACATGCCAGAGGATCTCGATGACCCAGATGGCATTGCTCGTCCGTATGTTGTGACGATGGACAAGTCGTCCCGCACCATCTTGTCGATCCGCCGCAACTGGGATGAAGATGATCCCAAGAAAAAGAAGCTTATGCACTTCGTGCATTACAAGTATCTTCCCGGTTTGGGCTTCTATGGCCTTGGCTTGATTCACCTGATAGGTGGTCTTGCAAAGACCGCCACTTCCATCCTGCGTCAGTTAATCGATGCCGGCACTCTGTCCAACCTGCCTGCAGGCTTTAAGGCTAAGGGCATGCGGATCACTGGCGACAACACTCCGCTGATGCCGGGTGAGTTCCGTGATGTGGATGTGCCGGGCGGCTCGATCCGTGATGCCTTGATCCCACTGCCATACAAGGAACCATCTGGAACCTTGTATCAGTTGTTGGGCAATGTGGTTGAAGAAGCCCGCCGTATCGGTTCGATTGCCGATGTGCAGGTTGGCAGCATGAATCCGAATGCTCCTGTCGGCACCACACTGGCGCTGATGGAGCGCACACTGAAGGTTATGTCTGGCGTTCAAGCCCGTATGCATGCGGCTCTCAAGCAAGAGCTCCGTCTGATTGCGCGTGTGATCGGTGACTATATGGGGCCAGAGTATGACTATGATCGCGAAGGGCAATTCAACAGAGTTGAGGACTTCGATGGTCGCGTTGATGTTATTCCGGTTTCTGATCCGAATGCAGCCACGATGGCGCAGCGTGTGGTGCAGTATCAGACTGCTCTTCAGTTGGCGCAGCAGGCTCCGCAGCTTTACAACATGGGCAAGCTCCATCGTGAGATGTTGGAAGTCCTGAACATCAAAGATGCTGACGAAATCGTGAAGCTGCCGGAAGACATCAAGCCGATGGATCCTGTCAGCGAAAATATGGCGATCATGAAGCAAGAGCCTGTAAAGGCGTTCATGTATCAAGACCACGAAGCACACATCCGCGTTCACATGGCTGCGGCACAAGATCCGAAGATTCAGCAGATCGTAGGTCAGTCTCCGTTTGCGGGTGCAATTCAAAGCGCTATGGCTTCTCACGTTACAGAGCACATTGCGATGCAGTATCGCGTGGAGATCCAGAAGCAGTTGGGTGTGGAGATGCCAGACCCAGAAACACAGCTTCCAGAAGATGTGGAGCGCGAAGTTTCCCGTCTGGCTGCAGAAGCAGCAGACAAGCTGCTGCGTAAGGATCAGGCAGAGGCAGCAATGATGGCTCAGCAGCAGGCTGAGAAAGATCCGCTTACTCAGATCCAGCGCAAAGAGCTTGAGCTCAAAGAGCGTGAAGTTGCACTCAAGGAGGCTGAAGCTAAACACGAAGCCCTTGTTGACTTGGAGAAGCTTGAGATCGAGCGCCTCCGCACTGCAGGCAACCTGCAGGTTCAAGAGGATCGCGTGGAAGCAGAGAACCAGCGCACAGCAGCACAAGTTGGCGCGCGTCTTGCCACGCAGCTTGATCAGCGTCAGTCAAAAGAGCGCATGAAAGGCACGGAAATCGGCCTGAAAGTGGCTGAGGATATCATGAAGGGGATGACAGATGGATCCGATAGAGGCACTCAAGAGGAGAATTGAGGAGTATAAGTCCTCTCTCTCCGAATACATTGTCAGTGGTGGCTGTAAAACTATGGAAGAATACAGCCGCGCCACTGGTAAATTTGACGCATTAGAATTAGTTCTAACAGATATGTCTGAAATTCAGAAAAGATA